GCGGGGGAAAAAATCCCGTACACAGAAAAAGGCTATAATTTGTGTTTTGGCGACATGCTGACAATTAAGTGCAACAAGTACCAGAAAGACTGGCCAGTGCACAAAGATATCTGTATGGACGCAGACGGGGACCTGACCATGGGAACCGGCGACGGCCTTTTTTATGTCGCTGAGGTTGATATCCCGGCAAAGGAATACGAGGAACAGCAACCGGCAGCAGAGGGCCAGGAAGAGGGCGGCACAGCCCCGGTGGCAAAACCGCTGGACATGAGCCAGGTTACAGTGACGTTGTGGGGACTGGAAAATCCGGTTGCCGCTGATGATGAAGAGGAGGAATAAGGTATGCAATATGATTTGGCAGAATTTGCCCTGAAAATGGTAGCACCTAACAACAAACTGATTTATGACGACAAGGGAATCCCGTCCGTTATGGTTTACGTGCCTAAGTTCAAAATGAGCGACGTGATCGACGGCGCCGGAGACAGCACACACTCAGCCTTTATCGTGAATGGTAAAGAAGTACCGGGAATCTGGATCAGCAAATACCAGAACATTGCAAATAATGGCCGTGCGTACTCCCTGCCTGGCCAGGATCCGACTGTAAATATTACCTGGGACACCGCCAGAGGATATTGTGAATCTAAGGGAAAAGGCTGGCACATGATGACTAAGGCAGAGTGGGCCGCAATTATGCTCTGGTGCAAAAAGAACGGTTTCCAGCCATGGGGAAACAATAACTATGGCAAGGACAGCAGAGAGACGCTGCAGCAGGCTATTCCGGCGACCTATGGAAGCGGAACAGATGCAGGAAAAATTTATCATGTTTTAACCGGTACCGGCCCGTTGACCTGGTCCCACAATAAACAGCTTGATGGAATTTGGGATCTGAACGGAAATGTTTCTGAGTGGACCGGAGCGCTCCGCACCGTAAAAGGAGAATTACAGTTACTTGAAAATAATAACGGCGCAAATAGCGATAACCCGCAGACTGCAGCAAGCTCCGCATGGAAAGCTATTGATGCAACGACAGGTGCATTTATTACGCCGGACGGTAACGGAACAACCGCGAACAGTATTAAGATCGATGCAACAGGAGCCGGTGGCGCCCAGTGGTGTAAAACCATTACAAAGACCTCTGAGAACTTTAGTTGTGCGCTGGGAGCTTTAACTTGTTCCGCAGACATTTCCGACGCTGCAAAGGCGGTGCTGAGAGCATACGGCTTACTGCCAGTAGACGGAGCAAAAGCCTCTGATTATGACGACGACAGATTGTGGTTCAATAACGTTGCAGACGAGCGCTTGTTCGTCTCCGGTGGCTACTATGGCTACGGCGCGAACGCGGGTGTCGGTTGCAGTCACGGCAACTGGACGACCCGTGGCGGCGTGAGCGGCATCGTCGGCTGGCGCTCCGCTTATGTGGATCTGGAATCTGTTGGCCTGTAATCTGATAGGGACGCGATAGCGGACCGATAAGGCCAACTAGATGCAGGAGGAACATGGAAGAGGTACAGATTGAAAATCAGGATGGGGACAGAGATCCCCTCCTGATTTTAGGAAAAATTGAAGATATGATGTTATACGCCTATCCGGTACTAAATGCGTATCCAAAGTATGAAAGATTTGTTTTAGCGGCAGACATAAAGCGATGTATGGACCAGGCAATGGAAAGAACCATTGAAGCAAATAAAAAGTATTACAAGAAAACTACTTTGCAGGAGCTGGATGTGGAAATTGACAAGCTGAGAAAATACGTTCGCCTTTCATACAGGTTGAAATATATAGATTTCAAGAAATATAAGCAGTGGAGTGAAAAGGTAAATGAGATAGGCAGCATGCTCGGCGGATGGATGGCGAGCGTTAAAAAATAAATAACGTAGGGAATGGGATATAGCGCTTGTTCAACTCCGGTGGCAACTATGGCAACGGCACGAACGCGGGTGTCGGTTACAGTAACGGCAACTGGACGAACCGTGGCAACGTGAACAGCAACGTCGGCTGGCGCTCCGCTCTACCCCCATACGCCAGATACAGGAGCGCCCACGGACGCCCTGGCAGTGCAGGGGGATAAAGGATCTCGTTCCCGCGCTTTATAATGAGCGAAAAAGGAAAACAGCAGTGATGGCACCAAGGGGAGTCCCTTGTGCGTGGGTTATGTTTTGCGACAGCAGAACCACTGGCCCATCCGGAAGTAGAATACAGCGAAACCTGCACCACTGTAAAAAAATATGACAATTAGAAACGTATATTATGAGATAACCTCATTTCACACACTAATGATCGCAGATACCCACGTATCCAAGGGCAAAAGGGAGAAC